GCCAGGCGGCCAGTGCGGCGCGGGCTTGTTGGTCTGTCGTGGTGCTGCCAAGTTGATCCAGGGGCGCAAGCGCGGTCTGCACAGTGAGCACCGCAGCGTTGCCACCCATCGGCTCACGGTCTTCCAGTTCGCGTACTTCATCGCGGGTGTAGATACCGTTATTGACCATCACCGAATAGAAGGCGGCGCGGGCGGCGCTGTCAGCCCTTAGCAAGCCCTCAACGCTGAATTTGGGGTAGTAACGCTGGCGTTCTGCAGGGGTTAGCAGGTCTTTAGCGATGCTCTGCTCGATGCGCTTGAGCCAAGGCCCGAGCGTGAACGTCAGAAAGCCGATCATCTGCTGTTCAATGCCGGTGCCCCAACTGGTCGATTTCTCGGTATGGCCGACCATCCAGGGCGGGACGCGGAACCAGCGGCAGATTTCCTCGACACTGAAACCCCGAGATTCGAGCAATTGAGCATCTTTCGGATCAATGCCCAACGTGCCGACTTCCATGTCGGCTTCGAGGATGGCGGGCCGACCAGCGTTGATAGCCCCTGACAACCGGCCCTCAATCATCTCGCGAGCCTCTTGCCGCTGGTTATCTTTGAGCACCTTCGGGTACTTGAACCATGTCGTCGGCATCAGCCCGCGTTGGAATGTGCCGGATGCCGCCTGATCGGTTGCTAATGCCGCGCCAAACACCTGTGCGCCGTACTGAATAACCGAAACGCCGTTGACGCCGTCCAAGGACCAGCCGGGAATGTTCCAAATACGCGATGCCGGGATGACTCGCTGCCGTCCGTCCGATTCGGTGTAACGGTATTCCTTACTGCCATCGCTCTTCCGAGTGATCGACAATCGAGGCGGATAGAGAAAGTTCAGCCCGACAAGCCGGTCACCGACCATCAACTTCTCACAGCGACCATTGCCACGCAGAAGCATTGCTGCCGTAGCCGACTCCCAAAATACCGATGAGATTGTGTCTACGTTGGGTTGGTTGGCAATGATGAAGTTCAGCGGATGCTGCGGGGCTGGGCGCTTGCCCGCGCTGGTCTTTTCGTAGATGCCCAAAGGCAACGTGCCGATAGTCTCGGAGATTAGACGAGCGCAAGCCCAAACTGCAGACAGCTGCAATACGTTATGGTCATTGACGCTGACGCCTGCGGAGCTTCTCGTACTGAGCGCTGCCCAAGCATCCACATCGGTGAGGCCGAACGGCTCTCCCAGCCAGCCGAGCACTGCCGCCCGAATCCGGCCGATTTTTCGCTGTTTCATCCAATCACCGCGTTATTAAAAAAGTCAGAGAGGTCGTCGCCTTCCGTCTCCTCACCGCCCGCCGCAAAGAAAGCCATTGCCAACGCCACCAGGCCATCGATTCGACCAGTCGCCTTGTGCTTGTCCAGCTTTCTGTTTCCAGCAGGGTCTTTAGAAATCACCGCATTGGCGGCACACATCGTCAAAACGGGATGGCTCCCATGCGCGAGACGGCCATTCAGTAGCTCTGATTCCATAGTGTCGATGGCTGGGCTCATATCCTTGAACCCTTGCCCGCACTCCACTAAAGGAAGCTCTACACCCAGGCGGTCTAGCTCCTTCCTGAACAGATCGATTCGCCACCTGTCAAAGCCAATTGCCTGAACATTCAACTCCGACAAGATCGCGGCCATGTCTTGAGCGACAAATTCATAATCAACCGTTGCGCCCGGAGTTGTATGGAGGTAGCCCTGGCGAACCCATACGTCATAAGGCTGCCTATCGCGTTTGGCGCGCTCAAATAGCCCCTGCTCAGGCGTCCAAAAGTGCGGCATAACATGCCAGACACCGGCGATCTTGCCGATGATGACAAGGGCTGTTAGGTCAGTACGAGCGGACAAGTCAAGACCCGCGTACACCGGCGTATCGCGGAAATCAAGAACCTTGCCGGCATTCGCATCCCACACGTTCTTACTGATAAAGGGTGTGACAGTCGAAACGCGCTGGTTGAGAATGAGGTTACGGAAAGTATTCTCCGCCGACGGCATGCGCGATGCCTGCTTTGCCTGCTCCCGCAAGTCCTCGCGACTTCTAAATAGTCCGAGAGCCGGGTTAGCAGCCTTCCACGCTTTCTCGTCCAGTACGTCCGCGTCCTTGGGTGCGGCATACACGTGACTGACGATGCGCGAGTCCTTAGACTTCTCCGCGTCGTCCAGCCACTGGCTCAAAAGGTCAGCGTCGTTCGCAGCCTGAGTGCTAATCACCAAAAGCAAAGGCGCTTCATGCGCCCCTTGTGCTGTCGTAATTGCATCTACAAAATCAGACTGTGGCCCTCTAACCTGCCCTAACTCGTCCAGTATGGCGAGAATAGGGCTCAGACCGTGCGCGGTAGTTCCGTCAGCAGCCAACGCCCTGTATTCAACATTCATCGGCAAACCAATCAGTCGCTTGCTAGACGGGACAATCCGGACAATGCCAGATAGCTGCGGCGACAACTGCACCATCTTCGCCGCAAGGTTAAACACCAGCGCCGCCTGATCTCGGGACATAGCACCCGATACGATCTGACTGTTCTGCTTTGCCTCCGGGCCAACTAAGTGTGCTAGGAGAATCCCGGCAACCAGACCGGACTTCCCATTCTTCCGAGCGATGGATAAATACGCCCTGCGAGTACCGTGCTTGTTGTCGTATACCGCTTTGATGAACTTCTTCTGAAACGGAGCAAGTTTGAGCGGCTTTCCTACGTGTGCGCCCTCTGGCACCAAGCAAAAACGTTCAATGAACGCGATAACGCGCTCTCCCCGACTCGTACCCTTTGCCATCACTTCACCGCGTATAGCCCAGGTATAAGCTCACTAGCAGCATCCTTTGCGGCCTTCTCTGCGTCGGCTTGTGCCTTGTTCGCCTTTACCTGATCCCGACTCTTTCCTTGCGTGGCTTCAGCGTGAACCTGCAGCATGCGAGACAGAGCAACCATTCGGCGCGTCAGCGTCTCTAGCAGGTTGTGTTTGGGGTTCACAATCGGGGTGCCCCGTTCGTTGACAATAATGTCGCCCTCAGATTCGAGTTCGCCGTTCAAGCGTTCTATGTTGGCCTTGGTTCGCGCAAGTTCAGCAGCAACCTCCAAGTCCGAGTCGTTCCAGCGATCCGCAGCGCGAGCTTTCGTAATCGAGCGCCAAAATTTCATCGCCCCTTCAGGAACGATTACGTGTTCAGGCACGGCAATTTCAGACACAGCACCGGCCATCGCACTGACGGCACCCTTCACTGTGTCCGTACGTTGTCGTCTTGCCATGATCTAGCCCTTCCTCGCGCGCGCGGGAATAGTGAGTTAGCGATAAAAAACGAGTCGGCGGCTGGTCTCGGTTCGGAAGCGTTTTTAAGTTTCAGGCCACCCCCCGCCCGTACCAGTGATGATTGGGATCAGCAGGATTCCCTGACGAGTCTCCACCGATCTTCGCGTTTCTCGCCTCTTCCAGTGCGATAGTGGAGTCGTGATGCTTCTTACAGACCGGCTGCCAGTTGTCCATGTCCCAGAACAGGGTCTCATCGCCCTGGTGAGGAATGATGTGGTTCACTACTGTTGCCAGTGTTACCTTCCCATCCTCTTCGCAGTATTGGCACAAGGGGTTCTGCTTTAGGAACGCTGCCCGAGCTTTGCGCCACTTGTAGTCATATCCGCGCTGTGCTGCCGTCCTCTTGTCGCCACGCCAGCTTGAACGCTTCGGTGTCGGATCAGCCATCACGCTTTTCCCATCCATAACCGCGCTTGTAGCTGTACGGGTCCATTGCTTCTAGCTGCCATACCTGACGCCTTGCTTCGATCCAGTCGCGGGTGTCGATGATTGCCAGTACCTCACCGTGAGGCTCATCATCGAGAATGACGCGCCGGTCATCATCACATAGGGTCAGGCAGAACAGCATTACGTCTCCGCAGTCCTTGAGCAGCTTACTGACACCACATGAACGCCGATGCGCTCAATGTCGCGAACCATCTGTGCCCTCGCCTTGCATGAGGCACCAGAGAATGACCTGTCTACGCTAGCGGATAC